GTGCGTTCCGACACGCCCAGGTGCCGCGCCGCCGCGCGGGTCAGCGCGCCCCGCTCGCCGGGTGGCACCCTACGGATGGCGTCGTAGATGTCCCACGGGGCCACCAGATGCCACAGGAAGGCGGCGCGGGCCTCGGCGGGTGTCATGCCACCCGGTCCCACAGCGTCGCGGGCTGCTCGTAGGCCTGGCGCGCCTTGCGCACGCCCCGCACCCGGCGCATCTGCGACCGAATCCGGTTCCGCAGCCGCTCCTCGTAGTCGCGCAGCTCATCGGCCGACGAGGCGACCCACAGGCCGCGAGCTCCTGCCACGAGCGGGTAGCCGTTGGCGGCCGCCGCCTCGGCCGCCTCCTCGACCTCGCGCCGCGAGCAGCCGCAGCGTTCGGCGATCTCGCTGATCGGGGTCGGGATGCCGACCAAGAGGTTGCGGGCGAGGGTGGCGGTGGTCACCGCTTCCCCTTCGCCAGCTCGACGAACAGCGCGCGGTACTTCGCGCGCCAGTCGACCGCCTGGGCCAGCACATAGCGCACGTCCTCGTCGGTCAGCGGCTTGCCGGCTTTCACCTTGTCGGCGATCTGGTCGAGGCGGCTCATCCTTCGGCGGCCCCCGCCGAAGTGTCCAGCTCCCGGCTCGCCCAGCCGATGGCCTGCTCCACGGTGAACGGCCCGCTGCCGGTCAGGACCAGCGGCTCGTGGCGCGCCTCGCGGTACAGCCGCCGCTGCTGGTACAGCCAGTAGCCGTCGTGATCGTCCAGCCCGAGGCGGCGGCGGATCTCGGTGAGGCTCAACTGGTCGGACACTTCGGTCGCACCTGGGTCGGCTTGTTCTCGACGCACGCCACGCGGCGTTCGAGGTACATGACCCGGTTGGTGAGCTTGTCGATCCAGCGCGCCTGCGTCGCCACCTGCTCCTCGAGCCGGGCGATGTTCTGCGCGTACACGTCGCCGCCGACCGACAGGAAGCCGCCGATGCTGGCGTTGGTTTCGACCGACAAGGTGCCGGTGTCGAGGTTGCCGGTCACGATGTCGTCGAACACCGTCTCGGCGGCGGCCGGGACGACGGCGGCGAACAGGACCAGAAGTGCGGTCAGGACCGCGGTGCGGATTCTCATGGTGTCTCCAATCCAGCTTCTCGGTTGAGGCGGCGGCACAGGCGGTACGCCTCGCGCCATGTCAGTTCCTCGGGACCGACGTACTCGCGGGCCGCCCCGACCAGTCGGTAGACGCGCCAGTAGGTCCGGCCCCGGCTGTCGTGGGTGTCGCCGCCGCCGATGTAGGAGCGCATCGGGCTGCCCTGATGGAGGCGGACCGGGTAGGCGACCTGACGCCCGAAGTGGCTGCCCGGAACACCCATCAGCGCCGCCCCTTCCGGCCGCAGCGCTCGCAGGCGTAGCCGCCGACGATGGGGATGGTCAGTCGGCCGTGGCCGATGATCAGGCAGACGAGCTGGGCGAGGACGGAGGTGCCCCCAGACGCCCTCCCCAGCCCGATGAATGGACGGGTCATGCCGGGATGTCCGGGAGGTCGTCAAGGTCGAGCGCCACGCCCTCGTAGGGGCCGTCCTCCTTGATGATCGGGGTGGGCGGTAGATCGTCGGTCGGGGCGGCTGGTTCGGCCAGCGCCTCCGCGCGCTCATTGATGGCTTCGAGGAGCGACTTTCGCTCCTGCGGCTGGGCGTCCTCGATCTCGGATTCATCGAGCCAGCCGAGGCCGGCGAGGCTGAGGGTCATCCGGCGCTTGGCCTTTGTCTCCGCCTTCATCAGGGCGTTGGCAAGCAACTCCCCGGCCAAGCCCTTTGTACTCACCGCACCGATGGCGGAATCCGTCCGGCCTTCGCGGTCCTGCCCCTCGACCGTCACGATTTGGAGCCCGAGCGCGCCGTCACTCTCTCGGCGGATGCCGGTGACGCTGATGCCGTTCACCTTGCGGAGCTGGTCCGTGGCGTCGCGGCGGGCGTAGAGGGTCAGTCGTCCGTTGAGACTGATGTACTCGAACGGGCGGGTCAGCGGGTTCAGGCCCAGCGACTCGCAGACGCGGGCGTAGTACCCGATGCGCTCGCCGGGCGTCAGGGCCGCGAGATCGCCGAGGATGACGACCTTCTCAAGGTTCTCCAGCGCCGCCTTGCTCGACGGTCGCTCCGTCAACGGATGTCTAGGCACGATCGTCCTCCCACTTGACGAGTAGCGGGCGGTTGCCCGGCTCAGTTCGGGTGTAGAGCTCCTGGATGGTGTCGAGGTCAGTTCGACCGTTGAGAAGGTGGCGATACGACGCGGCTACCTGCTCCCATCCGACCTTGACCCTGGGCTTGATGGGACGGTAGATGACGCTGAAGCCCTGCCCTTTCACGAAGGTGACTTCGTCGAGGGCATTCCTTAACGCCTCCTCAGTCCCCTCCTTGACCGCCTTGGCTTCGGAGTACCGCGCCCTGTCCTCCCTGAGCTGCGCCACCATGGCCGTGACGCGCTCGTCGGCGGGCACCGCATCGGTTCGCAGCAGAAGGGCGGGCGGAGTGATGTCGGGGGGTGGGGTGCGCGACTCAACGCGGCGCCAGAACGCCTCCTCCATCTGCACAAGACCATCGGCGAGTCGTTGGTCATGCCCGACCGTGTAGAGCTGGAGATCCGACCCGCTGAATAAGACGGCGATGTCCGCCTCCCGATAGCCAGTCACCGTCATCTGATGCTGAACTTGGACCCGGTAGTGATCGGGGACTTCATCGCTACCCGGCTGCCCCCATTCCGCGTTTCGGAACCGGGCTGTCTTGATCTCCACCAGCCGTCGACGGCCGACGATGGCCCGGTCAATGGATGCGAGCATCCATGGGTGCTCGCGGTGGCGCCGGATCTTGTTGATGCGCCGGAGCCGGTTTCCGGTCATCTCCTTGTAGCCATCGGCGATGGCGTTCTCAAGGAGCCGGCCCCATCGCATCGGCTCGTTCTCCTCGGGTCGTGGTGCGAGTCCCACCTTCTCCGCGTACAGGCTGCGAATGTCCCCCCAGGGCGCCACCCCGGCGATGACGGGCGCGTCGGATGACCCGACGCCCTTCTGGCGCTCGGCGTACCACTCCGGGGTCCGCTGGCCCACAGCCCGTGTCACGCCAGCACCGCCAGCAGGAGCGCGAAGCCGTACACGATGGCCCCGAACAGGATGGTGTAGGACACGAACCACGCGACCGCGACCACGACGTTCCACAGCGTCCAGCCGGGGCGGTAGGCCTGTTGGATGCGGCCGCGGCTCATCGCTTGGCCTCCTCATCGAGGATGCGCTGGCGGGCGCAATGAAAACACTCGTACCCATATCGGCCCCATTCGTCTTTCCCGAAGGTTGCCGCTACGAGTCCTCGCCGCCCGCCGTCATGCCCGGTCTGCTCGGAGTGAATCCGGCAGTAGACATGCGTCGTTGGGTCGATGCGCAGCCGCTCCGCAGCCTCATTGGTCATGGCTCGTGTGCCCATCGTCATCGGTTAGGTGGAGGGGGCTGCCCTAACCGCCGCCCAGCGGTCCGCGCCGTCACCGGACGCGGTGGCCCCCTCCCGAAGGTCATGTGCTTGTTCGATGAGCGTCAGCCACTCATCGTCGGCGCGATGCCAGTCGACGTGCTTCACCCACTCCTGGATGGAGATGGCCTTCATGCAGCGGCGGCACTCGACGGTCATGGCGGTCATGCGACGGCCTTTCGACGTGCCACGACCGCCAGCACCCCCAGCGTCCCAAGCAGGGCGATCAGGATGGCCGGACTCCCACTCGGGGTCGGCATCGCCGTGTCCGGCAGCGGCTCGGGCGTCGGGCACTCGGCCACGAAGCCTTCGACCATCTCGTCCTCGAGATCGCCGTCCGGCTCGAAGATCATCGCCCGCACCGATAGCGTGGAATCGTCGCCGGTGAACGGGCCGAAGCTGTGGTTGGCGTTCTCGCCCTCGATCACCTGGTCGAACACCGCGACCGCGTTGATCTCGACGACCATCCGGCGCTGGTCGAACACATGAGCGTCAACCGTGACGGAGTACCCGTCGCAATCCACCTTGCCGGTGATACCGGTGACCCGATGCCCCATCACGGGAGCTGCCACAACCAGCACAAGGGCAACGGCCAGGGCCGTGCTCCGAAGAATCTTCACCGTGCTACCTCCGTGACCCGGACGCGGCGGCGGAAGTCGGTGATGCCGGCGTCGCGCATCCAGCGGTACAGGGTTGGTCGGCTGATGCCGAGCTGGGTGGCGGCGGCGGTCAACGACGGTGCCTCCTCGATCACCCTCCGAAGGTCGGTCGGGTCCGGTCGCGTACCCATGTGACGGACTGTAAACCCGGCCGGTGGGCGTTGTCAATCCCCAAAACGAAAACGCCCCGCCCGAAGGCGGGGCAGGAGAACATGGAGGCCGGTGACTAGGTCGTCACCCGCTGGCTGACGATGGCCGCCGCGCCGAACTCGACGCGGTAGCGGAACACCGGGTCGCTGCCGGGGCGGATGACCCGCGTCGTCACCCGGAAGATGCGAAAGCTCGCGGCCGACAATCCCACCGATGAGTCAGTGATGAGGACGTTCTGGCCGCCCTCCCAGCCGTCGACCCCGGTAATCTCGAACGACCCGCGGACGATGGCCGAGCTGGACCGTTCGAGGTAGGCCATGGCCGCCGCCTCGGCCATGTCGGCCGTTGTCGCCTCCGGCGCGGAGATCGACGCGGTGCGGATCAGGCCGTCGGCCGCCGCGATGGCGGCGTCGTCCTGGTAGTAGCCCGACGCCTCCTCAGTGGCGGCCTCGACGTACACCCGGTTGGCGTAGGTGTTGGTGTCGTACTCGACGATCAGCTCCTCGACCGCCGTCTCGCCGCCAGCAGGCGCGTCGTTGTCCACGTTGAGCGGCGCGGTCAGGCCCGAGGCGGTGAAGACATGGAGCACGCCCAGCCGGTCGATGAAGTAGTCAGCCGTCGCGGACGCCAACTGGATAGTTGACTCCAGCGCCTGACGCAGCGTCACCCGCCGGAACTCGACCTCCTCCAGGGTGCTGCCGATCGAGGCCACGAACGCCTGGCTGCCATCGAGGAAGTTGGGACGGTAGGACAGCCACAAGCCGGCGATACGGGCCTGCATCGTCTCGGCAGGCCGCCAGTTGTAGTCGATGACCACGTCGTCGAGCAGCCCACCGGGATCGTCGGCGATGATCTCGACCGCGTCATAGCGGGGTCGGCTGATCGGCCGCCGGGAGCGGATGAATCCGCGGTGGGTCTCGGTGTACAGCGGGTCGCCGCGGACGACCTTGACCAGCGCCTGGTCCTTGACGTTGGTCAGCGAAGCCAGCGTGGCTTCGAGGCGGAGGCTGATCGTCCCGCGGCCCGACGAGGCGTTGTCGGTGGCGACCAGCGAGTCGTAGCTGATGGAGCCGGTGTAGTCGGTCGTGACCGCCTCGTCGCCGATCATCACCGCCAGGTCCAGGCCGGGATCGAACCCGTCCCACAGGAAGTCGGCGTCGTCGTAGGTCTGGCCCGACTCGTTGTAGGTGACCATCTAGCCGACGAGCCGGAAGGACAGGACGGGGACGATGTGGAGGGTGCCCGGCGTGCCTGTCTTCGTGCTGGTGACGTACAGCGCCATGGCGTTCGTTCCGCTGACCTTCGAGGATCCCCCCGCGTTGATCGTCCCCGATTCGCGCCAGGTGTCGGACGCGCCGGAGTCGATGGTGATGGTGGCGATGATCGAGGACGTGCCGCCCTGAATCTTGGTGACATCGCACACCCACTTGTGCGAGCCGCTGAGAGCCGTGCCGCCGTTCACGATGAACGAGGCGCGGATATCCTCCAGCCACAGCTCATAGGTGTTTGAGTAGGGCAGGGTGACATGGTGGGTGATCGACCCGGTGCCGGACAAGGGGATGGTGGTTGAGGAGTAGCCGATGGGCAGGGTGTCGAGCTTGGTCGACAGCCACCGTGTCCCGTCGTAGAAGTAATCGAGTCGCCGGGTCGTGTGGTGGAAGAACTGGCCCGACGACGGGCTGCCAGGGAACGACGACCCCGACAGGCCGACCCGCTGCTCGACGGCCTCTAGGATGTCGTTGGCGTTGATGTGCTGGGTGGCATGGGACGGCGAGGTGAGCAGCGACCCGGCGGTCGGGTTCGTCAGCGCGTCATAGCTGGCAGGGAATGAACTGGCCACGCGATCTCCTCCTCAGCGGGGCAGGCGGGATGCCCCGCCGGGGGACTGGTAGTAGTTGACGCGATCCACGCTCTCCGCGATCTGCCGACCGTCGAGGTAGACGTGGGTGTGAATGTTGCCCATCCCGCCACCACCTCCCGCGCCGCTCCCGGCGCGACCTGCCGCCCCGCTCATCAGGCCGAGGTCAGGCATCTGGAACGTCTTGGCGCCCTTGGCCATGCCCTCGGCCCACGCGACGCCGATGTTGAAGCCGCCGGTGTCGACGTCCTTCAGCGGACCCTTTGGCGGCGGTGACTTGCCGACCATGAGCTGGCGGTACTGCCACAGGGCGACTTGGAGCCGCTCGACCTCCGACAGGACCCCGCCGGCCAGGCCCTTCGACCACAGCGCGCCGACGTTGTAGCCCTGCATAAACACGCCCTCGATGGCGAGCTGCTCGAGGATGAGGTCGCGGGCGTGAGCGGCCTGCGCTCGGATGAGCGGGTCGGAACTGGCTAGACCGGCGGCCAGACCCGTGCCGACGAGATTGCCTTTGAGTTCGGCGATTCGTTCTCCCCTAGATACCTCCGCCTCCACATCGTCAATCATTTGACCAACCGCGTCGCGCCACTCCTCGCGGCCCTCGCGCAGGGCGTCGGCCAGGTCACCGGGTAGCGCCCGCATGTCCTCGACCAGCTCGTCGCCGTCCTCGCTGACCCCGGCGAACGCCTCGCCGACCTCTGCCACGACCCGGGGGACGCCGCCCATGTTCTCCGTGAACCCCGCCGCCGCTCCGGTCGCGTGGGTGTAGATGTCAGCCTGCCGTTGGAGCTCATCGGTGACGTCGTGGAGCGGATTGAACAGACCGATCACGGCGTCAGCCACGGCCCCGATGACCTCGCCGTTCTCGGCGAACCACGCAACGGCATCCCGCGCAGCGGGCACCACGTCGTCGCGGAGGACGCCGGCCAGCTCGACCATGACCGGCAGCAACTCCTTGCCGATATCCTCCTGGAGATTCTCGAACTCGATGGCCAGCGTCTCGGCGGCCCCTGCGGCGGTGTCGGCGAACGCCTCCGCCTGCCCCGAAGCCCGGCGCTGGATCTCGGCCAGCGCCTCGGTGGCGCTCGTGCCCCGCGCCAACTGGATGCCGTACCGCGACAGGATGCCGACGTTGCCGGCGTAGACCTTGCCGATCAGGTCCGACGCCGACGCGAGGTCCATGCCCCGCAGGCGGGCCAGGTCCATAGCGATCCGCTGAAGGTCGAGGGCCTTGGTGTGGTCCTTGGTGACCGAGGTCAGGACGGCCAGCGTCTCGCGCTGCTCGCCATCGGAGAAGCCGAGCTTTTCACGCTCGTCGATGACCCGCTCGATGGCGTCGATATTCCCATCCCAGCCCGCGACGTTCTCCTGGATGGCGGTGGTCAGGCGGCGGATGCCGACCTCCTCGTCACGGGCAGCGAGGACCGAATCAGCCAAGAAGTCGGAGGCGGTCCCGACTGCCCCGGACAGCGCCGAGAACGCGGTGACACCCGCGCCCAGCCCGACGCCGGTCAGGATCGAGCCCTTCGCGTCCTTGGCGAGATTCGAGAACATGCCGCGGACCGAGGTGATGCCCTGCTCGGCACCCTTTGTGTTCGTGGTGATCCCGATACGGGCCTCGGATGCCATCAGGACTCCTGCTCAACGGCCGCGTCGGCCAGCTCGATGATGTGGAACACCTCGGCCGCGTCGGCCTCGAGGACGTCGGTCGGCAGCACCCCGTACCGGCGGGCGATCTGGTCCACGACGGTGGCCCTCACGACTTCGATCGGCGGGGGCGCGGCTTGCGGGCCGAGGTGCCTTGCCCGTTGCGCCCCGGCGATAAAGGGTCGGGAGGCTTCCGTACCGCGGACAGCCAGCGGGCCACGATCAGGCCCTGAGTGGCGGGGTCGAGCTCGTCGGCGAACGCCTCAGCGGTGGCCGGGATGGGCGCTCCATCCGGCCCCACGAGGTTCCACGAACGGATCTGCCGACCGAAGCGGAGGAGCGCGTCGCGCTCCTGGCGGACACGTTCGGTCGGCTCCTCGGGACGGTCGTCGGTGGTCAGGGTGGCAATCCACCAGAACACCGACTGTGGGACGGTCAGGCTGACATCGAGCTCCATCCCCTCGTAGGGGCCGTCCTCGAAGAACAGGGTGACGATCCGCTCCGGCAGGCGGAACGGCTTACGCCGGGGCATGGGTAGTCCCTCCTATCCCTCCACCGAAAGGGGGCCGGGGCGGCGGCGGGAGGGTCCCGCAAAGGGGCACCGCGCCCCGGCTTGTCAGTCCTACGACCAGGTCGGGGCGGTCCCGCTCTGAAGCTGAAGCGTGGCGGAAGCGGTCAGGTTGCCGTCCGCGCCGCGGTTCAGGGTGTAGTCGGTGCAGATCATCTCCATCGACAGCGTGGCCGACGGCGTGCTGTTGATGACGATGGTCACCGTCCGCGTCTGGTTGGTCGAGCTCATCGTGCGGAACACGGTGTGTGAGCCGGTGGTCGCGGTCGGGTCGTACTGGAGGTTGAGCGTCACCTGGCCGTCGGCCAAGAGCAGGATCCGCTCGATCGCGCTCTTGTCGAGGCCGGTGATGTCCGCGTTGCCGCGGGGGGTGCTGATGTCGAACGACAGGACTGAGGTGCTGATGTTCTGGAGCGACCCAGAGCCGTCGTCCACAGAGACAGTTGAGGTGATACCGCTTGACTTGGCCAAGGTGGGCCTCCAATGGGAAAGCCCGCCGAGGCGGGCCAGAACACAGGCGGGGAGCGCCCCCGCAGGGCGTTAGGACTGCGCGGCCAGGAACTTGACAGCGCCGACGGCGATGACCGCGTTGGTGAAGGCGCCGGTGACGTTGACTCGGAGGTGGCGGCGGATCGTCGCGCCGGTGGCGGTGGCGAGGACTTCGGTCGTGCGGGCGGTGGCGCCCGCGAACACCAGTCCGGTGACATTCGCCCACGAGCTGCCGTCCGCCGAGTCTTGGATGGCGACGGTGGCCGTGCCCGAGCCGACGCTGAACACCTGGAGGAAGCCCATCCCGCCGAAGGCGGTGGAGCCGATGGTGGCTCCGTAGTCGAGTCCCGTCCCGTTGGTCGCCGAGGCGAACGTCTGCTTGCCGGTGGTCAGCATGTCGCCCCAATGCCCGATCCGGCCGTTGCCCATCCCGGTCACGGTGATGGCCAGCGAGCCGTCGGCGGCGCGGGCCGGCGCGTAGTCGATCTGCTTGGCGGTGAGGTTGAAGCAGTTGTTGCCGACGGTGGCCCCGGCGAAGTACGACATCAGCTTGTCGCCATCGGTCAGGACCGACAGGGCCTCGTGCTGCTGGTCGTCGGCCGGGTTGAACCACGAGTCGAAGCCGAGCTCGGCGTCGACCAGCCCGCTGATCCGCTCGTGCGCCGACTTGTCGATGCCGGTCACGTCGAGCGGGGCGCGGCGGGTGGCGATGGTGCCGAGCGAGCCGGTGTCACCGCTGACGTCGTAGCCCGCCACGAACAGGTAGTGGCCGAGGCCGGATTCCTTCGCCATCTAGGTCAGTCCTTCCACGAGCTTGTCGGCGATCGCGCCGATGCGTGAGTCGATGTGGGCTTGCGTGAGCCGCGCGCCCTCGCGGTACATGTGGTGGCCCCGGAAGCCGCCGCGCGGGCGGGCCGTGCTGGCGTCCTCGGCCCAGCGGTTGTACTTGCGGGCCAGCGGGTGCGAGCCGTAGTTGGCGCTGACCACGAGCCGCGCCCGGCCACGCCGCATCCGCATCGGGACGGCGCGCATCTCGTCGGCCAGCACGATGTCGGGGTAGCCACTGCCGGTCTGCCGCTGGCGACCGCGGAGGAGATCGGCCGCGGCGCGGACCGCCACCTCGCCCTCATCGCGCAGGACGGTGTAGGTGTTCTTCCGCAGGCGGCCCTGCGGATTGCCCTGAAAGAAGAAGCCCCGAAGCTCGACATCGACGCTGACGACCGACTTGCCGCGGCCCGTGGTGACGGTGGCCATCAGTTGGCGATCGCGTGGACGTCCACGAACGGGAGCCAGCAGGTGAAGCTCGCCGTCCGGGCGGTGATGTTCGACAGGACCGC